CCTAAAGGGTTGGGGAAACCTAAGCCTTTAACGCCTGAGCAGAAAGCAAAGGCAAAAGCGGCGGCGAAGAAAGCGGGGCGTAAGTACCCTAACTTGGTCGATAATATGAAAGCAGCAACTAAATAAGGAGCACTGTATGGCGCGTTACCTACGAAACAAAAAAGATGGCTTCATCTACGACTGGAACCCTATCCTTGCGGAAAATCCTCTGTGTGAGGAAGTGACTGAGGAAGAAGCCTATCCTGAGAAGTTCATCCCTAAGAAACAAAAGGGTCGCAAAACTGGATTGACTTTGGAAACTGAAAGCGTTCCTGAGGAACCTGAGTATGTGAACGAAGACGTTAACGCTGACGCATCTAAGGACTTACCCTAATGAAACTGTCCGCTGTAATCACTGAGGTTCGCAGAGTCCTTCAGGACAATACTGCTCCATATCGCTACAGCGATACATACTTGCTTGGCTTCGCCAATCAAGCGTTGAAGCGTATGGCGGTTCTGCGCCCTGACCTTTTTGCTTACATCGGAGTGATACCTTGTACTGCGGGCGTGGCTATTCAGTCTGCTCCCGCAGACTCTATTCGTATCATGGAAATTTTCCAAGTAGAGGGTGGAAGCGGAGTAACAGAAGTCAGTCGTGACTCATTGGATGAAACATATCCCGGTTGGATGAATGACCCCGCTGGGCCATGCGTAAACTGGATGCGTCATGTGCGCAATCCAAATCGGTTCTTTATATACCCTAAAGCACCTGTTGGGCAGACTTTACTTGCCGAGTACTCACAAACTCCGCCAGACTACGCTGCTGATGCAGATGTGGCGTTACTGCCAGATGCTTACTTCCCAGTTGTTGTTGACGGGACTATCTTCTTGGCGGAATCCGTAGACAACGAGCATGTCAATGCTCAGTCGCGTACTTTGACTGACACTGAAGAAGCCGGACTTGACCCTAAACAGGTGATTTAATATGGCGACCCGCACATTCCTATCTCTCGCTCAACGATTGACACCGAGTGTGCCCGGATGCCCGCAGCCTGTCATTGAGCAATATGTTCGTGATGCAGCCATCGAAGTGTGCGAACGCACGCTGGCATGGCGGTATCAGCAACCTACAATTCGGTTGACTCCGGGTGTCTATGAGTATCCTTACACCAATCCCTCACAGGCTGAGGTTCATGCGTTCCTAACGGTCTCCGTTAACGGCGAGAGGATTGACCCGGCTACGCTTGAGGATGTCCATAGACAGTATCCTGATTGGCCTAGCACCGACCCAGCAAAACAGTCTGACCCACGGTTTGTATTCCAGTTGGACGCAGATAACTTTGCACTGGCTCCTATCCCAGATGACTCGGTCAGTTATGACCTCGCAATGATTGTGGCTCTGAAGCCTATCCGCACTGCTACTGGGATGGACAAGACTGTATTTGATGACCTAGAAAATGTCATCATGCACGGTGCACTGCAACATTTACTCGTACTGCCGAACAAGAATTGGTCTGACCGCGAGTTGGCGGCGTATCATTCTAAGCAGTACTTATCTAAAACCGTAGAGCGTAGAGCACGAGCAAATCTTGGCGCAGGTCGGGCCTCGATGACAGTGCAGATGCGCCCCTTAGCATGAGGTTCATATGGCAGCAGATGTCATCCGATTAGTAGCAGGCGACGAAAGGCCGCTTATTGTCCTTACGCTGACGGACGACATCACGGGTACGCCTATTGATTTGTCTCTTGCGACAACTACTGTTTCTGTAAAATTCCGTAAGGCTGGTACAACCACACTTCTTTCCACAATATCTTGTAGTAAATTAAGTGCCGGTGTAAACGGGCAAGTACAGTTCGGTTTTTCTGGTGGAGTACTTGATGTAGACCCCGGCATGTATGAAGGTGAGGTTGTGGTTAACTTCAACGGAGAATACCAAACGGTGTTTGAGACTCTCCGGTTTACTGTAAGGGACAACTTCTAATGGCAAATATTCGCGTCTCTCATGCACTGACTACTTCACTGGTGGCTGCGGTTTCGACCGTGGCTATCGGTGTGTCGGCTGCTGGCGGCGCGACTGTTACGGCTCGTCCATTACAGGATATCCAAATCAGTGTGTTTGTTGTCCCAATGGAGTATTTGGAGGAGCAAACAGTTGCTGTAACTGATTCCCACCGAAGTTTTGTTGAAAAGGCAATTAGTGACCCTGTAGATTCGGTAGAACCCATTGAGCAGATTGCGTTGGAGCCGGGGCTTGTACTGACGGACTCGGTCACGATGTACGATGTGGTCTATAAGGATGTGACTGAGGTTGTTGACTACGACCGCAATGATGCAGATGTTGACCCAGACCCAGTTACTGCGGCGGATATATCTACCCGCAGTGTAGGGAAAACCCTTACTGATTCCGCTACAGCATCTGATTCTGCGCCAGTGTTTGCGCAAAACAAAACAACGACTGATACAGTTACTGCGTCCGATACAGTCAACACCAAAGATGTTGGTAAGACCCTAACGGATACTGCTACAGCGTCTGACGCGTCTCCTGTGTTCAACGCGTCTAAAGTTGTTGCTGATAGTGCGTCGGCTACCGATGCAGCAGCGCTCGATGTAATCAAAGGCGATATTGCTGAGACTGTAACGGCAACCGATACCTCTACGCTCCAGCCTGACATTGCTAAGACTGACTCTGTCACTGCGGCAGATGCGCTCAACTTATTTGATATAGGTAAAAACCCTAGTGACTCAGTAACTGCATCCGACGCAGTGGACTCGTTTGCGGTACAGACTGTATTCACAGATTCAGTGACCATTACTGATGTAGTCTACAAAGACTTCACCGAGATGGTTGATTATGACCGCAATGATGCGGATGTAGACCCAGACCCGGTTACTGTTGCAGATGTATCTGTATTTTCTCCGGCTACGGTCTATACGGATAGTGTGACTGCTGCGGATTCAGTAGCCAAAACATACGACCAAGTTTTGGTGGATTCTGCTACTGCTGCGGACTCTATATCGCTTAACCTCATATTGGGGGTAACAACACCTCTATATGACTTTGCTTTTGCGTCAGATGAACCGTTTACGTACCAGTGGACACTCGGTACAATCAACAGTCATCAGATACACCAACCCCTTGTAAACGGTGAATTTGTACTGACAACTAACCCCAATGCTGGTATCGTATACACGATACGCACGGAGTCGGTTGAGTACACGTATAACGGTTACGGACTCAATGGAAACCAACTCAACTAAGGAGTGAATTATGTTCAACGACAGCATTAAGATGAAGGGCAAACTCAGTATTGTTCTGACCGGCCCGGACGGAGAAGTAAAAGACCAACAAGAGATTGATAACTTGGTCGTTACAGTAGGAAAGAATTTTATCGCTTCCCGCATGAAGGACGCTACTGCGACCGCCATGAGCCATATGGAAGTTGGGACTGGTACAACTGCTGCTGCGGTAGGTGATACTGCATTGCAGACTGCTGTTGCTAGTTCACGAGTTGCGTTGACCTCAACTACTGTGACTACCAATTCTGTTGCGTATGTTGCTACATTCCCAGCAGGTACTGGTACTGGCGCGTTGACTGAAGCAGGTATCTTCAACGCTTCATCTTCTGGCACTATGCTTTGCCGTACCGTGTTCTCAGTCATCAACAAGGGCGCTGCTGATACGCTCGGCATTACTTGGACTGTGACTGTTAACTAAGGAGTCTGGGAATGGGTATCAAACTCTCAAATAATGCGTTTGGCACACTTGCGTCGGGTATTAACTCGTCTGCGACAAGCATTACGCTAACTACTGGGCAGGGTGCTCGATTCCCAACTCTGAGTGCGGGTGATTACTTCTATGCCACATTGGTGGACACATCCAACAATTTGGAGATTGTGAAGTGTACGGCTCGTTCAACCGATGTGTTGACTGTCACTCGTGGTCAAGAGAGCACTACTGCTCGTGCTTATAGCGCGGGTGACCGCATTGAGATTCGGCTTACAGCGCAAACTTTTTTAGATGCGTCTGCTCCGTATCCATCACAAACGGGTAATGCAGGTAAATTTTTATCTACCGATGGTAGTACTCCTAGTTGGGCGTTACCTACTCCTGCCAACGTGTCAGACCAAAACAATACTTCCACAGGTTATTTTGATTTGCCTAGCGGTACAACCGCGCAGCGTCCCGGTAGCCCAGCAGTCGGCATGATGCGGTACAACACAACATTAAACGCAGCAGAAGTGTATACCTCCGCTGGATGGACAGTAGTTGGTGTTGATATATCCCCGTTTACGCAAGTAAACACTACTTCAATGCTGCACTCTGATTCGCCAAACTTAACCAGTAATGGTAGTACACGGATTACAAACTATGGCGGTTCTAGCGCTGTAAACAACAGAGCATGGTCGTACCCCGGACTAAGTATCACAGATGGTTTTTCATCGCATGGTGGTCACGCTGGGTCGAGTGCGTACCCAATATACGGAGCGGTATATCTAGGGGGAATTTCTAAGGCTGTAAATCAACTTAAAGCGTCGCTACATGGAAACTCATGGGGTTACTTTGAACTACAAGGTTCAAATGATGCCGACACAACAGGTGATTTTAAGTTCACCGGTACTTGGACTAGCCTTACTTTTGTCTCTAGTGATAATGGCTCTAACAATCAGAACATGGGTGGTAACACTTCTGGTTACGGAGATGGAACTGTTTTGACTTTTAACTACAACAACAATACCCCATACACGCATTATCGTATATGGATTAAAGATTCTTCTAGACCCAATACTGCGCTTGGAACTTTTTATGGCGGGTCAGCAGGGTATGGTTGGCAACTGAATAGGGTTTAAACATGGATAATTTTTCTTTTATCTGGACACCTAAACAATGCCACTGCTACAACAGTATGTATGGGTATGAGTTTGTCGTGTTCATGATTGACTATGATTTAACGGCGACAAATCAAACAACGCAAGCGCAGAATATTATGCGTCATTCTGTAGCAGTTCCGTTTTCAAGCGGACAGTTTACGCCATATGACCAACTCACAGCAAGTGACATGCAGCAGTGGATACATACGTTTCTTTCTGCTGACGAACGCGATAGGTTGCAACGTCTGGCTAGTGAGCCTATTAAAGACATAACTATCAAGCAAGTGCAGGGGTCATAATTATGGGATTAAAAGTCACCAACAACGCCTATGGCACACTGAACGCTAGTATTACTAGCAGTTCAACTACGATTGTTCTATCTTCAGGGCAAGGAGCACGGTTTCCTACACTTAGTGTAGGCGACTACTTTTATGCCACACTGATTGATACATCAAACAATCTGGAGGTTGTTAAGGTCACTGCGCGTAGCACTGACACTTTAACTGTTGTGCGTGGACAAGATAGCACAACGGCTCGTGCCTACGCAACAAATGACCGCTTTGAATTGCGCCCAACGGCTGTAATGTTTACTGAAACAATTACTAAGGCCGAGGGGGCGCTGCAAAAAACAGGTGATATATACACAGGTAATAAAATCATATTCAATAAAGCCCCCGATAGCGGTGCGTTTTCTATGCGCATGACGGCTAACGGCGATGGGGTGTATCACTCCATTAACTACGGGCAAGGGCAAGGGTTTAATTTCTACGCCTTTGGGTATCAAGACGAAGTTACGAATAATGCTACTGCGACCGGTGTAAATGGAATCCAGTTTAGTGCTAGTAGTACTTCCTTTGAGATAGATGCTTTTACAGGGCAAACTGTAGGAAGTACTATTGTAAATAGTGGTGCTGCTAAAAACGGTGCTGTGTTTCTTGTCGATAACACTGGGCAGCGTAGTTCACTATATGTTGGGCAAACACTTGGCACTACTACGCTAAAGGCATTTGATGCTCGCGCATGGGTTACATTTGATGGGCGGGGAACTACAATTAAAAAGAGCGCCAATATATCTTCTATTGGGGATTATGGTACAGGGTATTACAGGCTTAATTTTGCTACAAGTATGCCGGATGACCAATATTGCCTTGTTGCTACTGGTAACCATAATGGTTATGGCGGAGTTTGTTTGGGTACGCAGATGTCATGGGCGGTGTCTCCTCAGACTGGTGGCCCCGGTACTGCATCATATGCGTACTTAGAAAGCCGTGATATGGCTAACGGGGCAAACGAGTCTGACA